ACGGTTAGAATACTGAAAATAAATGCGGCGATAGCAAGCGTAGAAGGCGTAATAGACGTACAAAACACAGAACTTAACGGAATAGCCGAAAACCTACTATTAGATCCAAACGCCGTACCGGTTAGGGGCGTGATTACATGCAAGGAATAATCATAAATCATTATCCGCCGGTAGTGCAGCAAATCAAAGAAATACAGCAGATTGCAAAAGCAGAGGATATAGAGTTTGAGAAATTAAAAACGCTAACAAACGAAGTTATTAGCAATATGTTTGTATTTACAGCAAATGAAACCGGAATAGCAAGATTTGAAAAAATACTAGGCATAACACCAAAAGCAGCGCAAAGCCTAGACGACAGAAAGATATACATTATTTCGATGATGAACAGGCGAAGAATGAGCCTATCGGAATTAACGGCGATGCTTGCGAATTATTCAGAGGGCATAGAACTATTGAATGACATAGCCAACATGCACATGATAGTAACTATAAACACAGACGCAAGCAGCGTAAATACGCTAAATAAGATCATAGACGAAATACTGCCAATGAATATTTATTTTGAATTTGCATTGCAAAGAGAAACAAGTATTAAATACAGGATCGAAGATCTAATATTTATGGCGTTTGAACCTGCAGCGTCAGAAACAGAACATTGCAATTTCGACAACAACATAACGCAGTCAGAAAAAGCCGACCACGTGCAAAGCGTAGCCGGTTTTTTTTATACAAACGCATATCTATTAACAGGGCAAGCGGTTTGCGGTTTGGAAAATGGTTTAGCATTACAGGCACAATTTGAAGCGCAAGAAAGTGCTATAGAAATCGAAGAAACTCAAAACAGCACAACAACGCCGCTCATGGTTTGCGGTGAGGAATACGCAAGGGAGGAGGTTTAAGATGCTAAAAGACAGGTTACTGCAGTACACAGAAAGCATAGTTAAAAAGGCAACCTATACAATCAATGGAGTTGTTAAAGAAGGAACCATAGGGAAGGTTGTAAAAAGCGGAGACAGTATAACGATTTACGTTTACATCGACGACGAAATGCAGGGAACAATCACAAATGCAAAATTGTACGATGCAAACGACGAACTATTAGAAAGCAAGGATTACAACACGAAAAAAGACACCCTAGCATCGGCAACAATAGGAATAAAAATAACAATTCGAAAAGAGTAGGAGGTTAACATGGCGTACGATTTAGTTTTATGGAAAAACCGAAGAACTGAAAAAAGCAATACGTACTCTATAACCGAAAACGCAGACGGCACCATAACATTAACGCCGGTTGTAGGTGAAGTTATAGAGGCAGGAACTAGCTTTAATCAAACCAACATGATGGTAGGAGAACATGGCATTAACGAAGCTATGATATTGGCAAACATGGCTATCATTCAATTGCTGCAGCACCAAAGAGAATTAGAAAACACCTATTTCGAAATCGGAGAGGTTCAAGTATCGACAACGGAAGATTATCCGTTTAACACACAGAGCGTAACGGTTTCGATGGCAAAGGCACGCAATACACTAAATTATTTAGTGATACCATATTGCGACAATTTAGTGCAAGGCAGAGAAATTCGAATTAAGGATAAGCAGTTAAACGGCTTCAAAGTCGAGGTAGAAGATTGCCCGAAACAGCCGATAACAATTAAATATTTCATAATAGGAGGTAAGATCTAATGTCAACGATTAAAGTAGTTGAGAAAAACGAAGGAAAGAAAATTAGTTACTCTTTAGAGGGTTCGACGTTGTGGATCGGCGACATGTTAGCGGTGAGGCTGCCAAAGCTGCAGACAGACGACATAGTAACGAAAGATATTTGCGCAGATAGCGACGGCAACCTAGTAATGGGTTTAGGCTACAATTACGTAGCGCAAATTGAAATACCGGCTAAAGAATATGAGTATGTAGAGGGAGAACCGGACGCAGAAGGCAAGCCGACATATGAAAAAGTACAAAAGGATTTCGACATTACAAAATGCACGTTAACGCTATGGAGCATAGAGGAGGTATATATCAATGAGTAATTACGAAGATTTAAGGGCAGCAGCGGCAAACAATGAAATTATTTTAGATGATCTAGGGTTGCCGTCGGTAATGGTAAAAGTGCCATTAGTATATTTGGACGAATTGGGAATAGGTGCGGCGCATGTTCCGCACCCTGCATTTGTGATTAACGACGTTGTAGTGCCATACATTTATGTATCGAAGTACATCAACATCGTTAAAAACAATCGTGCCTACAGTTTACCAAATCAAGATCCTGCAAACTATGTTACCTACGACAGGGCGTTAGAGGTATGCTACAACAAAGGCGCAGGGTGGCATCTATTGACGGCTGCGGAGTGGGGATTACTTCACAACAAGATTACGGCAGCAGGACTAGAACCAAGAGGAAACACAGCAAGCGGAAAATCTCACGTTAAAGCATATGAAAAAGGCGTGTTAAGTCCAACAAATCAAAGCGGAGCATACAGAACGCTAACAGGATCCGGCGATAAATCTTGGTGCATCGACGGCGTAGGAAATGACGTTTGGGATCTAGTGGGCAACGTGAATAAATGGGTTTCCGGAATGAGGCTCAACGAGGGCGAGATCCAAGTAATCCCTAACAACAATGCAGCGATGCACAACGTAGATCAAAAATCTACGAGCGCAGCGTGGAAAGGGATTTTACAAGACGGTTCACTCGTTGCACCTAGCACAGACGGAACGCTGAAATTTGATTATTCAGCGGCACCAACGGCAGGAACAGGCAATTTTTATATTTCAACAACAATTGAAAACAAGCAAACAGACGAAACGCCATACGGTTATAAAGATTTCGGTACATTAACGGCAAAAGCAGGCGTAACCGTTCCGGACATGCTAAAAGCATTGGCGCTATTCCCTAACACCGCTAAAACAGGAAGAGGCAGTTTTTATATGAGAAACAACGGTGAAAGGCTGCTCTTCCGAGGCGGTTATTATGGTCTTGGTGCGTCTGCCGGAGAGGCTCACGGCAATTTGTACTACCCTCGTTCTAACTCGAATGCGTCTTTTGGGTTTTTCTCCGCTTACGTGGATCCTGCTCTATATCTTTAATCCTGTGGGTGCATGCGGCAGCGTGCGCCCTATTTTAAATTAAGGAGTTGCCAAGATGCAAAGAAACTTTAGAGCGACGGAAAAGCCGCCGGAACCAAAAGAAGATCTATTGATTTTCAAGAAAACAAGAGAAATGATACAATACGGCAATGCCTGCCTATACAATGCTCAATTTCCGAAAAGATACAGAGTAGGTAACAGTATCGGCGCACAAATCGAAAAGAGCATGTACGAAATACTAGACCTGCTCACAGATGCAGCGACGAAAGAAAAGAAGAAAACGGCATTAACGCAGGCAGATGCAAAAATAAAGTTTCTTAGGCAACTACTGTTAATAGTGGCGGATCCGAAGTTTGATCCTAAAACGGTAGTGCTACCACTCGAAAAACAAAGAAAGTGGAGCGAGAAACTAGAGGAAATGGGACGAATATTAGGTAGTTGGCTTAACAAGCTAAAATAAAAACTATGGGGAATGCGCCGCAAAGGCTGCTCTACCGAGGCGGTAATTATGGTAATGGTGCGAATGCCGGAGAGGCTAACGGCAATTTGAACAACCCTCGTTCTAACTCGAATGCGAATTTAGGGTTTTTCTCCGCTTTTCTCATATAGTCAGCATATGCCGCAACACGTGGGCGGCGTACAGTACAGAGAGAAGAAAAGGGGCGCATTTCCCTTCTTATCAAACGATAAGAAAAATAAAAATTTCCATGAATGCAGCTAGTAGCCTACAGGCGAACGGTGCAACGCATGGCATATTAAGGCGATATGATAAGACATGAAAAAATTCAAAGTAACATACGACGACGTAATAAGCTATAACAATATCTATGCCGCCCATATTGACGCTATGCGATGTAAAAGTGAAAGAAACGAGATAATGCGCTTTTCATTGGAATTAGATAGCAACTTAAACAAGTTGTACAAAGAGTTAAAAGAAGGAACATATAAAGTAAGTGGCTATAGGGTTATGTATATCCACGTTCCAAAGAAAAGGTTAATAATGGCGTTGCAATATCGAGATCGTGTGCTACAATGGGCGATCTACAGGCTATTAAATCCGCTATACGAGAAAACGTACATAGAGGATAGTTATGGCTGCAGAAAAGAAAAAGGCAGAGAAAAGGCAGGCAATCGCCTGCAGTATTGGTTACGGCAAACAGACAGGAAACCGGAGCAATACTATTACTTGAAACTTGATATTTCGAAATTCTATTATCGTGTGGATCACGAAGTTTTATTAAACATACTGGAAAAAAGAATTAAAGACGACAGATTATTAGAACTGCTTAGAAAGATAATTAAGTCAGAAAAAAGAGCGTTCGGTTTGCCGTTGGGTTTGGATCCTTGCGAAGTCGCACCACAAGAAATGATATTCGACAAAGGAATGCCAATAGGGAACCTAACTAGCCAAATGTTCGCAAACATATATATGAACGAATTGGATCAATACTTGAAACACGAGTTGAGATTAAAGTACGCAATAAGATATATGGACGACTGCATAATACTTCACAACGATAAAAAGCAGCTTAAAGAGATCCAAGAAAAAATAGAAGTGTTTTTACTTGAAAAATTGAAGCTGAATTTAAACAACAAAACAGTAATAAGACCGACAACTTGCAACGTTGATTTTGTGGGGTACGTCATTAACAAGGACGAAATAAGGCTAAGAAAATCCACAGTTAAGAGAATGAAAGCACGAATTAAATATATTAAAAAAGCCTATGAGTTAGGAGAAATGACATTAAAAGAAGTCAACTCAACAATGCAAAGCTATTTCGGGTTAATGAAGCATTGCACAAACGACGGACTAAGAGAAAAAATAATAAGTGATTTCGTATTGAGATGCACAGACGCATCACGAAACAGAGCGAGAGAGGTGAAGGGCATTGAATGAATGCAAAGATTGCGTACAAGTGAGGAATTTAGAGGACAAAATAAAATCGGTTTGGAATGCAGTTAACGAACTTAAAAATTACACAAAAGATTTTGAAAAGAGGGTCACTGATTTAGAAATTGCTAGAAGTGAAAATCGCAAGGACATCGAGAGAATATTCGACGCAATCGAGATTATAGAGAAAAACATAGTCAAGATTGCGGAGGCTATGGAGGCAATGAAAAGCAAGGACGCAAAGACGTTCGACAACCTAAAATACGAGGTTGTGAAATATATCCTATTAGCAGGAGTTGCATTTGCGGCGGCTAAATTGTTCTAAGTAAAGGTGGTGCGAAATGAACTATATCGGCTACATAGTAGCAGGGGTTATTGTCGGGATCATCGCAACGGCATTAATCGCTATAAAACTAAATTCAAAGAAAAAAACAGGTAAGAAGTACGAGTTTTCAAAAATCGTACTTCTTCTTGTTCTTTCAACCTATTTTATAGGGGTTTTCGTGGGGATCAAGGTTGTTTTTATAGACGTAACGCAACTAGGGGTTGTATTGGCGTTCATAGGAACACCGACAGCTGCAGCAATCGCATTTTATTGTTGGAAGGCGAAAGCGGAAAACATTCTAAAGATCAAAAAGGAAAATCCGGATATAACGGAAGGATCCGTTGATCTTAATAACATATCATCACAATAACGAAGGAGGTTGTTTTAATGAACATCACTAAGAAAAATTCACCAAATAAGTACAATGGGAGGAACGGTTGGAAACCGGACATAATCGTATGCCATATCACAGAAGGATCATACAATGGGGCGGTATCATGGCTATGCAATCCGAAGTCGCAAGCATCGGCGCATTTCGTTGTCGCTAAAGACGGAAGGGTAACGCAACTTGTGGATCTAAAAAATGGCGCATGGTGCAACGGAACGAGCACGAACCCAACGAGCAAAGTTTATTATGGTAAATCATCACTTAAAGCGGTGAGGGATAGAAAGACAAATGCTAATTATTACACCGTATCAATCGAGCATGAGGGTATTTGGGCAGAAGGTAAGGGCAAACTTACAGAGGCGCAGAAAGCCGCAACAATTGAACTAATAAAGTATATTAGAAGTGAAGTAAAAAGCATTTTCGGGGTAGAAATACCGGCGGATAGAGAGCATATAGTAGGGCATTTCGAAGTAAGTCCGGTCACAAAGCCAAATTGTCCGGGGCAGAATTACCAATTTAGCGAGATCATAGCAGCGGTAAACGGCGGAACGCAGGAAACAAAAGCACCGGAAACAAAACAGGAAAGCGGTAGGTTTAAAGTTGGGGACATTGTGACGGTTAAAAAGACCGCCACAAAATACGCAACCGGTCAAAATATCGCTGAATTTGTAAAGGGTAGCAAATACGCTATAAAGACGTTGAAAGAGGATAGAGCGTTATTGTCCGGAATTAATAGTTGGATTTACTTGAAAGACTTAGAAGGGGTAGCGCAGACGCTAAAAGAGGGTTCGAAAGTAAAAATTACCGGCAGCAAGTACGCAACAGGGCAAACAGTTTCGAAGTGGGCAAAAAGCGGAACGCACGTAGTTTCGGAAATATCCGGAGAAAAGGCGTTACTTGGAGCAAACGGCGGAATTAACAGTTGGGTTCTTATAAAGGATCTTAAAATTATCGAATAGGAGGAAATGGAAATGGCTATATTAAACTTTTTACTTGCTAATTGGGATAGCGTTCTAGTGGTTATAGGTTTCATTGTTTTAATCGTGGTTCTCGTTAAAAGAGGCGAGGTTAAGATCTTAAACAATATCCTATACAGATTAGTAACGCAGGCTGAAAAAGAATATGGAGCAGGAACAGGGGAATTAAAATATGCGGCGGTTTCAGATTGGATCTATGAGAGGTTGCCGGCAATATTGAAATTCCTTTTTACATCTAAAGACATTGATAAAATGATTGAAACAGCACTTGAAGCAGCAAAGAAGAAATGGGAACAAAACGAAAATATGAAACTATACATTAACGGATCAGAGCAGGCGCAGCAAATAGCGGAGGCAAAAGAATAAATTAACGAAGGGAGATTAGACGCATGAAAAAAGACACGCCAACAGCTGCAGAAACGAGCCAAGACGAAGCTAAGAAAGCGGAAGGGTACAAAGTATCGTACGGATCATTTGAAAGCAGAGAAACGGCAGTAAAGGAAATGATTAAATGCGCAAAGAGTGGTTTCAGAGGAAACATAACCATCGAAAACGCAGCGTATGAAATTAAGATTGCCGGATCACACAAAACTAAAACAGCTGCAGAGGCAGAAAAAAAGACGATGATTAAAGCCGGATTAGATGGCGAGAAAATCACGATCAAGGCAATAGAAGAAAACAAAAGATAA